CTGCTTACTTTTTGTGCAATCTAAGGTCTTGGATAGCCACTAGAATAAGGGCTGAAAGGATAAAGCCTATCATATACAACATCACGCGATTCTCTGGTTGGTGGATTCGCGGGCATTGTAAATGCTATCGGTTATGATTAGAAATGATGGTTTAGCATGGTAGGTATATCACTAAAGATATAGTGCCGCGTTGTGACTACAGGGGCGGCAAACCTGCTTCAAGGGGTAGGAGGGGGAACCCTAGTCGATAATGATTATAATCAGGGCTAGTAATATGGCAAGCCCATTGCTTGCAGGCTCAACACATAGCCAGTTGCGTATTCTCTCATAAGGCTCGTCACCTATTAGCTGATACAGCTTCTCCTCAACAGCCCATTCAATCTTTTTGCCAAGGCTTTTGTCAGCTGTTTTATGGGCATCTTTAATCATTGCTTCAACTTCATCTTTGCTTACTGGCATTGTTTCCACTCCTTCAGTTGGTTTATGCGTCTACTAACCCGACAGTCTTACCCTCTAGGTCGTAGCCCGCATCTTCTAAAAACTCAGACATAGTTGCCAGTGCTTCTTCTAGGCTAACTCGGTCTTGGTTAATCTCAACAGTTACGCCCTGCGCACCGTCAGTAAATTCAAATCTAGTCATTAAGTGTTGCTCCACTCATCAAGTTGTTTTTTTCGCTTGCGGTCTTTATGCCACTGCTTCGTTTTCTTAAACTTATACGCTACTAAGTGTCCAAGCATATAACCAGTGAACAGCATTATAAACATTGCTATCAGTTGGTCTAGCATTAGCAAATCCCCCGCAAACAATCGTTGTAGCTCATCGTTGAAGCTATCGCATAACATATAAATAGCCCTAACCCTGCCGCCATAAATTGACGGCTCTCGGCTCGACGCTTTTTCGCCTTACGGTCTCTTGCATACTTGTAGTCATAGTTAATCATTATTCGCCTCTCCCATATCCAGCAAATGGTTCTGCCACCATGTGTTCTTCACAAAATTGGTCTGCAACTATTTCCCGCAAACTAGTTTCCAGCGCAAGGTAAATTGCACCCTTTAACAACTGGCTGGCTTCATCAGTGCCTTTAGAGTAGAGCAAGTCAAGAAACTCAATCTGTGATACAGTTCCAGTTATGGCAACAGGTAAATAATCATCCATCCAGCTTGTGTAAGCCCGCAACCACTCGTAACAAAGCAAATCTTTATCTGCGTCTGTAAGGTCGATTATATCGCCGTCCCAGTCTTGGTATTTGTTGTAAAATTCTTCAATAAGAAATTTGATTTCTTGTTTCATGTGTAGCCCTTCTGTTTTTTTGAATGTGTGCGTACCTTGCCTGATGGTTACAGAACTGTCAACACTTTATTTCACCAATGCGCCATTCTTCTACTTTTATCTTTTCTTTTAGGTCTCTGGCAAATGCAATTACTTCTTCTCGGTCGTACCTCTTAGCAGGTCGCCATGCCATACGCTCCATAGCTTTAACCCTGCGCTCGCCGTAGGTGTCCACCATGTACTGTCGATAGCGTAGGACGTAGTGAGCCTGTTTCATGCCCCAGCAGTTACAATGGGGACACTGTGGTGAAATATTGAACTCCGCTAGTTTAAAAATCGTTCTGTGGCGGGGTATAAAGTGGCCGCCCTGAAGGTTCTTATAGTGGTCTACCTTGTCGCAGGTCACGCATTGAGCGTAGCCGTTATCATCTGCTGCCTTTAATCTCACCAGCCGCTGCAAGAGCTTTGCTGCTTTCTCCATCTCCTGCGCGACTGTGGTTTTCTTTCTACCTTTTTTCGCCATATTCCAGCTCTAGTAATAGTTCGCAATAATGAATGGCTTTCCGAATGTCCTCAGCTCCATTCTTGCTGCCATGCCTTGTGATGTATTTAACCACGTTGCCCTCGCAGTAGTCTAAGCTGTTTTTATAGATGTACTCGATTGGCTGTATAGCCAACTGGTAATGGCTGCCGCCTGTCTGTTTATCAAGTGCGCTCAATGTTCCGTCTCCTCAGTAGATAAATCAATTTCATCAGGTATGTTAAGGTCGCAGCTAGGACATAGACCATAAGCAGAATCGTCATCGCCAAGCCAATAAGTAAGAGGCTGTTGACATTCCTCGCAATAGACTCTAACCAATTTAATAGACCTTTTAGGAAAATCAACAATGTTGCTCACCCCTCCACCTTAATTTTTACCCGCGAATCTTCACCGCTGTCTTTGTGATAAACCACTGCCGTCATAGAACGCTCTGCACCGTAGCCTGAATCGCTGTGCCATTGGTCGGTACTGCAAAGGGCACCCCAATGCTCGAAATGCATTCCTGCTATTTCCCTAGCTTGGTGATGGTGGATATGTCCAAGGTGGCAATAGCGGTTTTTAGACTCTGCCCATTCGTCGTCTAAGTTCTTAATCACTGTCTGTAGAATCTGCTCGTGCTTAATGCGGTCGCCATGATGAAACACAAATAAATTGTTGTGCCACTGGTAAGATATAAACTTGCTGTAGTTCTGCACAATCTCAACCCTTGGCTCTTTGCTGTAAAGCAGCTCTAGGCAGCTAGACAGGTGGCAAGCCATATCATAGTCGTGATTGCCGCGCACATTAACCACAACTACTTTCTCATGGGTCTGTAGCATCTTTTCGATTAATATATTAAACAGCCGTCCTGCCAGCTTAAAGGTCTTGCCAATGCGTGTGTCTACGTCTACTGGCGTTCCCTTGGTGGTGGTGTTAAAGCTACTGTCTGCATGGAAAAAGTCACCCACGTTAAGCAATACGCCTGTCTTTGCATTACCCACTCGACTAGCTAGTCTGTCAGTGGCATCAATTAGAATCTCTGTGGCTATCTTTATATCCCAGTCGTCGTCATCTACCTTAGACTCTGAGTCAGCCAGCATTCCAAAGTGGTGGTCGCCAATCATATACATGGCTAGATAATCGTCAGATACTTCTGCAGGTGCAGGGGCTGGTGCTTTAAAGCCATCTAAATCTTCTTTAACGCCCTCTATCATCAGGTCTAGGCGTTCTTTAAGGCTACGCTTTTGCGGCTCTTGGATAACCCATTGCAGGGCTACTGTGCCATCTTCTTTATATGCTGTGGATACGCGCTTGGCATCAAAGCCCTCGGCGGTCTGGTGAACTAGGTCGCGATGGGGTGCGACACCCTTGGCTGCGGCATATCCCTCGATGCGCTTTACGGTTTTATCAACCCCGCGCCTGTTTAGCCCTAGTGCTGCGGCTGCTTTAGAATTTGAACCATGCTCAATAATTGCGTTTAGAACTCTTGTCTGTGCTTCGCTTCGCGCAAACTCCAATAAACTGCGGGGGTCAACTCTGTCCATTACTTCACCTGTTGTAGTTGTAGTTTCCTGTATTCGCTTTCTGGGTCAATCTGTAACGTGTAGCCAAGGTCAAAAGCCCAGCTATGCACCTCGGTTAGAAAGTGGTGCATCTCTCCGCTGTCCAGACTGCTAGTGTGTCGCAACTGGTTCTCTATGACGGTCTTGCCAACCTTAATTGATTCTGTGCCTAGAAACTTTTGCTTCAGCAGTAGTTTAACATTTTCGGGGGTGTATGTAGGGTCGCGCTCTATAACCCATGCAGATAGCTCTCTGCACCAAGCATGGAACATCGCGTTCTGAGAAGTTGTGCGGGGGTTTCGGTAAGGCTTTAAGGTGATAGCGCAGGGCTTTGTGTAGTCCCAAACTTTTAAGCGGTCAGCGATGTACCCAAGCCGAACTTCAATCTCGTCGGCTCGGAACACCTTTACTGTATCGCCTTGGCTCAAACCAGAGCCTTAGCAAGCCATTGTTGGCTCATTATGGTTTCTGCTGATTCCAGCCTTGTTTCAAACGGCTTATCGGCATCGTTGTTATAAGCTGCCTTAGCAACTCTAAGGTCGTAGTCAGTGATTATCTTGCACTGCTTGGCGCGTAGTCTACTGTGCAGGGTCTTTGAATTAATCCCCGCAACCTCTGCCATGTGCGGCAGTGTGTATTTCTCGCCATTTTTTAGCCCGCCCTTTTTACCAGCGAACAAGTATTTTTTTGGCGTTTTTCCTGCATCTCTGCGTCTATCGTTATGCACGTTTAACCTCCGCGCCACCATCATAGTAGTAGCCATATTTATTAAGTAAATGCTGCTTCTGGGCTTCACGCTCCTCACCTTCTAGCCAGCTGATGTCAGTAAGCCCCATCACAATTGACCTGACTCGAATAGAATCTTCTTGGTTAGCCACTGACTTATGATTAGCAACAAAGGGTGAAACACCGCCTGTCTTTTTAGCTCTAGCCAACCAGCTATTTATGAATTTCGGCATTCCAACTTTAGTTTTGCGCTTTGCCTTGTTTGAGAATAGCCACATTCGCATCGCCTCTAGCTCGTCCCTAACCATCTCATCGCCGTAGCTTTTAATAAGCTCCTCGTACAGGTCGTCAGGGATAGCGTATTCCTCGCCAGTTTTTAAGAGCATGGCAGACTCCAGCGGGCAATGGTGCATTCCTCGTCGAATCTGTTTTTAACAGTGACGTTTTCTTTTATCAGGTGGTGACCATCGCGCTTTAGGTTATACACTACAGCGGATATTCTGGTTATGCCTAGCTCATGGAAAGCGTCTAGGCTTGTAATGGTGTTACCACTTCTCAGGTAATCAAGTACACGTTGTTTCTGGTTCATCTTCTTAACTCCTTTGGTTTCCGCTAAAGCGCAAACACGTTTTATTGAATGGTTAATTTATATGTTTACTTTTTTTTCTATCGGTATACATATATATTTTCTTTGAGATACTTTAACCCTTTTCACTTGTCAGCAAGTAAATTTCTAAGATAAGAGGGCTAAAGCGACTCTTCGGTATATTCGTTATCGTATCGAATATTTAATCTATCCGTCTGCCAGTACCGACTGGCTTCAGGGGCTATATCAAGAGGGTCAACTTGGTCTTTGGGGTTTAATTTCAAATGGTTCCCCAACCTCTAGCCCGATAACTTTTTGCAGTATTATCTATATCAACCTGTTTGTAAACACAAAACAGGAACTATTTTCCTAGCGTTAAAAAATGCGCTACCTCAACACCCAGCACATTGCAGATGCTTTGCATGGTGTGCAGCTTCATGTTGGGTTGCGCTCTCCACCGTATGACCTGCTGTGGGCTTGTCTTAGCGATTCTGGATAGCTCTGCGTTAGATATACCTGCGTTAGCTTGCGCGGCTCTAACGGCCTTTCCTGCGTCTATAAGTTGCATATTATAATCTCACCTGTGGTATATTGTTATTGACCGACTAGCGTTGGTCTTTCTCCTGTTGGTTGCCCCCCTCGCGGGGGGCATTTAACTCTTAAAACGGTATATCTTCATCAAACTCAGCAGTCTTAGGCTGTACTGCTTTCTGTGCTTGCGCCATGCCTTGCTGCTGGGCTCCATCTTTCGCGCTGAACTTCAGGCTCATATACTTATTGCCAGTCTTGCTAGTATTAACCCAGCCGCTAACCCAGTATTCTTTGCCCTCAATTAGCGCGCTACCTTTGCGGTCAGGGTGTGTCTCCGACTCTTTCTTGTCGTTCACAAACATCGCGCCGCTGTTATCTTTCTGCTCGTATGTACTCATTTTCTTCTCCAGTTATTGTGCTGTTCTAAATTCAGGGGTTTTCATTGTGGCGCGTTCTTGGGTAGTAAATACGCCGCCTTTGCTTGGTGCTTTCCAGAGCAGCTGTTTCTCTGTGTCCGTCAGCTCTTTCCACGCTTCGTTGGCTGTAGATAGGTCGCCAGTTGCCAGACCGTCCTTGATAGCCTTAACGCTTGGCATCAGGTCGATAATGGAATCTTCGTAGCTTTCCTGCTCGGCCTTCTT